AGTGAATTTAGAATTAATTTAAATCCAATAGATAAAACAAGTGTTAATAAAGATAAGTTTATTTTTACTTTTCAATATGTTTATAGTTATTTTACTGCAACTCAAATTACAAAAGAAAAAAGAACTTTGTTGGAAGAGTCAACAGTTCTAAACAGATTCGAAGAAATACAAAAAAATATAAAAAATGTTCTTCAGTTATATCCGGAATCTTCTGAAATATTAAGTAATGAACTTGGAACTATAGAAAAAGAGCAGTGTAACACTGTAAATACATTGGAAACGATATCAGAATTTAATTCTAAACTTATAGATAAAATAAAAGGGAATTAAAAATTCCGTTAAGACACTTTTTCAGGTGTCTTTTTTGTTTAAAACATAAATCACTTAACGGTGATTATAAAACAACACGATTACAAGATAATTAGATTTTAAGCATTTTAAAAATTACGTTTTAATGTTATATAAGTAAAAAGAAGGAATTTGGATAACAAAATATTCTTTTTTATGTTATATAATATGAATGAATACTTTTGTTATAATTTGAATATATAAAATAAAGAGAGTGAGGTTTTTTTTATGATTGCAACAATTGTTGGTGTTTTACTTGGATTTCTTCTATCAATATTTATGGATATCTTTAAAAATATTATAGAAACCAGGAGATTGAACAAGTATGCTAATTATTTATTAACAGATACTTTTAAAATAATAGAAAGAACCCTAATTAATATTGAAAATAATAGTAAACAGGGTACTTTTGAAGAATTTAATAAAGAGTTACTTACAAATAAACGTGTATTGGAATATAATATTGCTTGCCTTAATGATATAGAAATAGCTAAATTGAGAAGTAAAGAATTAATTAGATTTAGCATGAGTAAAAGAATTATTGTGAATATGATAAGTGAATTAAAAGAAGATATGCATAAAGTTGAAGACGGAGAATCGTTAAAAATATTTATTTCTAACTTAAGTATATCCATTGAACTAACCAATAAACTAGCAAACAATCGTAAAGTTGTAATAGATGAGCTAGTTAATGAATTACGGTCGTAAAAAGTAATCTTGCCGTACGAAAACCACCTATAGAGGAAGGATAAATTATTCTTCACATTCGTGTGTTTTTCCTCCTTGCTCTCATGGTTGTGCGTGAGAGTTACATATGCCAAAGAAATTTGGCATATTAAAGTATTCTGAGATACTTTGATATTGTTGCTGAGAAGCAACTGATTGATAGGCTTCAACTCTTTGGACGGAGGCTGGAGCTTTTTACATAAGTTTGTAGTTATGCTGAATAATGTTTGATATAATTCTTTTAAAGGAGATGAACTAATGAATAATATTAATAAAATAAAAGGTGCACCACCGTTTCCAAAGGATTTAATGCAAACTATAAGTAATCGTAATAACCTTTTAATAAAGGCGCTTGATTATACGCCGACAGAAACACGCATTTTAGAAGAACAAAGAAAAGCTAACATTTTACATGAGAAACAGCAAGATATATTAACACAAATCGCTGAAAATACTGCTCCGATTAAAGATATGGTTAATTTGATGCAAACTTCTAATTTAAAACAAGAAGAAATGAGCTTACTTTTAGCTGGGATATTTGATATTGGAGCATCTAGAAGTCAAGAAGAAGCAGAAGGAAAGTTTAAAAAGATTATTTCAAAAATAAGTGAATCTGGCGAGATTGCTGGAAATGTAACTACGTTAGTAGGGATGGCTGTTAATGTTTATGATACAGTCAAACAGTTTATAAATTAAGACCTTTTGAGGTCTTTTTATTTTGCTCTAAATTACATAAAAGGAGGCTTCTATATGAATATAGTTAAAATGAAAATTGATGATTTAAAACCAGCTCCTTATAATCCTCGTATTGCATTAGAGCCTGGAATGCCAGAATATGAGAAGTTAAAGAGTTCAATTGAAGAGTTTGGATTTGTTGAAACTCCAGTATTCAATGAAGTTACAGGCTATATCGTCGGTGGCCATCAAAGAATTACAGTTGCAAAAGCACTAGGATATAAAGAAATAGAAGTTTCTATTGTTAATATTCCAGATTCTGCTAAAGAAAAATCTTTAAATATTGCTTTAAATAAAGTTGACGGTTTATGGGACGAAGGCAAACTTACTGAACTTCTAAGCAGTTTAGAAAATGAAGAGTTTGAGTTAACAGGCTTTGAAACAGACGAACTGGATAGCTTGATCTCATCTTTTGATGATGTTGAGCTTTTAATTGATAAGGTGAGAAACAATCCAATTGATTCAAATTTATTCGATACGTTCCTCTTTCCTCCGTTTTCTTATTTAGATACAAAAAGCAAAAGATGGCAAGATAGAAAGAATCAATGGAAATCACTGGGGATCAAAAGTGAGGTAGGGCGTGAAGAAAATTTAACATTTACGAAAAATCTTAATTCAACAGGATTAAGTGGAACTAGTATATTTGACCCTGTGTTGTGTGAGTTAGTATATCGTTGGTTCACGCCAAATGTAGAAAGCGAGATACTTGATCCATTTGCAGGCGGTTCAGTTCGTGGAGTTGTAGCAAGTGTTTTAGGACAAAGATATACCGGCATTGATTTGAGAAAAGAACAAGTTTCTGCAAATTACGATAACGCTAAAGAAATAGGGTTAGAAAATATAAAATGGATTACGGATGATTCGTTAAACCTAGATAATCATATCAAGGATGAAAGCAAAGATTTATTCTTTACGTGTCCGCCATATTTCGATTTAGAGGTTTATTCAGATAATCCTGAAGATATTAGTAATATGGATTACGATAATTTTTCTGAAATCTATGCTGAGATACTCAAAAAAGGTGCAAGTAAGCTTAAAAATAATCGTTTCGCGGTGGTTGTTATATCTGATGTAAGGGACACAAGAACAGGCTTTTATCGTGATTTAACAGGCTTAACTAAAAAAGCATTTGAAAGCGAAGGGATTCATTTTTATAATGATTTGATTCTTTTAAATGTTGCTGGTACCGGAGCTTTAAGAGCTAGATTAGGAATGAATAACAGAAAAGTCGTTCGGATGCACCAAAATGTTTTAGTATTTTATAAAGGAAATCCAAATGAAATCACGAAGTATTTTCCATTGCTAGAAACTTTAGATGAAAACCTAGAAAATATGGTTGAAAGCCTTGAGATATAAGCATTATTACCTTAAGCTTGCAGTATATTAAAAAAGGTAAGGTGGTAGCAATGACTAAAGAAGCACTGTATGATAAAGCAATTAAAGCACGTTCAATGTATAGAAGTGGTCTATTAACTAGGAATGAGGCTATTAAAGAAATTGAACCCTATACAACAATGTATAATGAAAAATCTAAAGAAATAGCAAAAAAGTTTAATCAAAATCCTAAGCTAATGAGCATACCCGCTTTTCTTAGGTAAACAAAAAAAGAGCAGGAGCGCTAACTCCTACTCATTTCACACAAGGCAAACAGCCCCGTTGAGATAGTGAACAGACCACGCGTGGTTTTCAAGAAGTCACTATCTCTATTTTCTATTATATAGAAACGGGGTTGTTTGTAAATGGGAACAAAAAATAAAGAAATCAATACTATTGACATTGAATTGCTTGAAATGGAGCTAGAGAACGAAATAAAAGACTCTGAAAATGTTGAAGAGTACCGAAAAATTATTCGTGCTGCACTCGGCATTTGGTTAAAGAACTTAAAAAATGGGACCATTAAGCTTAATTCTGTCAGTGATTTAAAAGTATTAATTGAAGCAGACACTATGCTGAAAAACTTAGAAGATAAATAATTAGGGGGTGGTGTTGATGGCAAAGGAGCTGTCAGAAGCTACAAGACAAAAGTATGATCTATTTGTTGCTGCTTATATTCGTTGTTTCAATGCCACTAAGGCAGCCGTTGAAGCTGGTTATAAGGCAAGTAATGCTAAAAATCAGGGAAGCAACATGCTTACTTATCCCTACATTAAAGAAAAAATCAATGTTGAACTTGGAAGGTTGCGCCAACGCTTTGCTGACGAGGGTAACAGGGCTTTTGCTGACCTGTTGAATATTCTATCAGATTTAGATTTAAAACTCCGTAGGCACGACGAGGCGGAGCTTAAAATCAATAAATATGAGAATGAGCTTATTAAAGATAATAATTCGTTTAGCGTTTTAAATAGGCAAATAGAAAAGCTATCTCGGAAAATAAAAGCGATTGATGGCCGTAAAAAAGATAGTAAAGAGATAAAAAAGACTTTACTCATTGAAATTGAAGAACTGCAAGACGAATCATTTCAAATGGGCTTAGATTTACGTAAAAAACGAAGGCTGGTTGAAATAGAACATAGTAATATTTTGAAGCCAGCACAGTGGGAGAAAATGCTCTCTCTTAAAGCTGATGTACTTCAAGATATACTTGATAGAGGTGGTTTTAAACCGCCTGATAAGGTAGAACATAGTGGTCATTTAGGCATACCTGTTAATCCGGAACTAACTAAATTAACGAAAAAGGAGCTAGAAGTCATTGCTAAGCAATTTAGAGATGGAAACACTAGCTAAGCAAGCGGAAAGCGTGCTAAATCAAAACTATTTTGACCACTATGTCAAATTTGCACACAACGGACAATATGAACACTTTAGACATACAAAACTTGTATGTAAATACTTGCAACGCATTGCAGATGGGGAACAGCTCGCACTTATGATTGAAATGCCACCTCGGCATGGAAAATCAATGACAGTGACAGAGTCGTTTCCTTCTTTTTATTTAGGTAAGAATCCTGATAAGCGAGTTATTACAGCTTCTTACTCGGATAGTTTAGCTAAAAAGTTTGGTAGAAAGAATAAAGATAAGTTTAAAGAATTCGCTGGACCACTAAATAATTTAGAGTTATCTAAAACTAATGCTGCAGTCAAAGATTGGGGTATTGAAGGTCATTCAGGTGGAATGCTTTCAACTGGTGTAGGTGGCTCTATTACTGGTCATGGTGCAGATTTAATGATTATTGATGATCCAATTAAGAACCAACAAGATGCATCATCTGAAACAATTAGAGAAAAAATTTGGGATGAATGGGAGTCTACACTATCAACGCGTTTACATGGTGGCGCTTCTGTTATCGTTGTAATGACTCGCTGGCACGAAGATGATATTATTGGTCGTTTATTAAAACAAAGCGCTCGTCCTTGGATTCGTTTGAGACTACCTGCAGTTGCAGAAGATGAAACAGATTTACTTCACCGAAAAATTGGTGAGGTTCTTTGTCCTGAACTTGGTTATGACGAGAAATGGGCGAAACAGAAGCAAAAAGAAGTAGGATCAAGAACGTGGTCTTCCTTGTATCAACAACGCCCCACTCCTGCTGGAGGAAGTATATTTAAACGTAAATGGGTTAAGTATTATGTGCCAAGTCGAGAAGTAAAAGACAGATTGAATTTATCGGATGAAACGATCATTCTTCCTCGTTTATTTGATAAACAAGTCCAGTCTTGGGATTGCACCTTTAAGGATGCTGAGACTAGCGATTTCGTTGCAGGTCAAGTGTGGGCGAAGAAAAAAGCCGATTATTTCTTATTAGCAAGGAGAAAAGAAAAGTTGAACTTCACTGCTACTTTAAAAGCTATACGTGAAATGTCTGAGAACTGGCCTAACGCTAGAGCTAAATATGTGGAGGATAAAGCCAATGGTTCAGCTGTTATTTCAGTATTAGAAAATGAAATATCTGGAATCATTCCTGTTAATCCGGAAGGCGGTAAAGAGGTGAGAGCAAACGCTGTCGCACCAGTATGGGAAAGTGGAAATGTTTATTTACCACATCCCGACTATGCACCTTGGGTAAATGAATTCCTTGATGAACTTGAAGCATTTCCAAATGGCGCACATGACGATGAAGTGGATGCTATGACGCAAGCATTAATTAAGATTACTAGTAGTGGAAGAAGTTTGCTAGAAAGATACAGAAATGGATAGGGAGGAATTTGATGGATTTTGGAACAGCGTTTAAACAAGTAAAAGAAGGCAAAGCAATGCGCCTTCCAAACTGGAGCTCAGATGCTTTGATTAAGGTACAGCATCCAGATGAACACAGTAAAATGACAGCTCCATACCTGTTTGTTGAAAGCCGTTTTGGTCGTGTACCGTGGCAAGAAACGAATATCGAATTATTTCCAGAGGATTGGGAAGTAATTGAACAGGAGGAAAAATAAGAATGGATAATCAAAAATTTAGTGAAAAATGTAAAGAAATCGTGGTGAATTACGCTAATGAACATCTTGATAAAAGTGACCAAGTTAAAATTACTGAAGCAGATGTGTATATTGTATGGAGTTGCAAAACTTTACAAAATAACAAAGCATTATTAAGTACAATTTTGTTTGATGGTATGTATTACGAATTGACTCTAAATGGAGATAAGCAAGAAATATATTTTGATGCATATAAAAAATGGGAGAATCAAGCATTTAAAATTTAAATTAATTTTTATCTGAAGGGCGGTGATTAAGTGGGATCAGCAAAAATATTACTGACTGACAAAAAAGGCAGTATAATCAATGATTTTATGATTGGGAATGGTAAAGGGTATGCTAAAGACAATTTGACTAGGCAAGTGCCAGGACAAAGACGACAATTAGCACCTTCTGATTTAGAGGATCTTTATAGTTCAAACTCAATGGCTGCTAATATTATTGATATTCCGGCTGAGGATATGACTAGAAGTGGATGGACTATCAAAATGAAAGATGAAAAATTAAAAGCTCTATATGAATCACGTTTGAGACAATTAAAAACAAAAGATATGTTTAAACAGTTAAACATATTCGATAGGCTCTATGGGGATGGATTCATTAGTTTAGGGTTGATTCAAAAAAGCACATTTGAGTTGAGTGATGAAATTAAACTTGATGATTTGAAGAAAATATCCTATTTAAATGCATTTTCTAGTAAAAAAGTAAACAACCGAGTAATTGATGAAGATGTTTTTAGTCCGAGGTATGGTAAATCAGAATCATTTGAGATTAATAACCGTTCTAGAACTGGAATTGAAATTGCAGGTCAAACTCAAGTATCTGTTCATCATTCACGCTTAATTCATCAACAATCAACGAGATTCGAGGACGAAATTGAAGGTACTTCACTACTTGAAAGCCTATATGATATTCTCACTGTAATGGATACTAGTCTTTGGTCGGTAGGCCAAATTATGTATGATTTTGTCTTTAAAGTCTTTAAATCTAAAGACATTGATGGAATGAATAATGCTGACAAAGCAGAGCTTGGAATGCTTATGGATTATAAATTCAGAACTGAAGCTTTAGCAGTTATCGCAAATGATGAAGAACTTGGTAAAGAATCAACTAATGTTTCAGGTATTAACCAATTGCTCGACTTTACATGGGATTATCTAGCAGGTGCTGCTAGGATGCCTAAAACAGTATTAAAAGGCCAAGAAGCAGGAACTTTAACAGGCGCTCAATATGATGTAATGAACTATTATTCACGTATAGCTTCAATGCAAGAGAACTCAATGCGGCCACAGCTAGAATACCTTGTTAGATTATTGATGTGGTGTGAAGATGAGTGCGGTGGCCAAATAGATCCCGATTCAATCGAATGGTCTATTGAATTTAATCCACTTTGGAGTGTTGATAGTAAAACTGATGCTGAGATTCGTAAACTTACAGCTGAATCGGATAAAATTTATATTGAGAGCGGTGTGCTGGATCCTTCAGATGTTCAAGAAGCAAGGTTTGGTCGTTTTGGTGTTACAGAAACTAGCAAGTTCAATGCAGATTCAGCAGCTGATATTGATAAGTTAGCCGAAGCTGTTTATAAAAAATACAAGGAAAACCGAGCAGATGGCTAGGATACCTCGTACTAGATACCCATTGAACATCGAAAAAGGTTATGCTAAAAACATAAATCAACTAGTAAATGAGCTTGATTCTCTTGTTTTATACGAGTTTGATAAAATAGTTGCACCTGAGATTGACAAAGAGCGCTTAATTAGTGATGATTTCCTAAATGATTCTATTTTAGATTTCATTAAAAATGCAATAACAAAGATAAAAGGTTTATTTCTTGGAGCACTTTCCAGAAAAAATGCAACAAAGTCTGCAACTAAGTTTGCTAATTCTTTAAGTAGCGTTAGTAAATCAAACATGAACGCACAGTTTACTTCAAAAGGTATTAATCCTATAAATTCGGAACCTTGGTTAAAAAGTTATCTTGCAAGTAAAGTAGCTGAAAATGTTAGCTATATTACAAATATTCGAGATGATTATTCATCTAAAATAGAACAAATCATCTATCGAGGAGTGACAAATGGTCAATCTTCCATAGAGATGCGCGAAGAGCTGATTAAACAAACTGGAATGGCTAGAAAAAAAGCTGATTTTATTGCGCGAGATCAAACAGGTTCAATGTTGGGTCAAATGACAGCGAAACGCCATCAAGAAGCCGGAATTAGGGCTTTTAGATGGAGCGATAGTGGAGATTCAAAAGTAAGAGATTCACATCGTGAACGTGATGGTAAAATATATTATTATGCTGACAATCCATTATTACCCGGCGAAGAATATAATTGTAGATGTGTAGAAGAACCGGTTTTTGATGACGAGCTAGCTCAAATCGAAGCAGAACAGGCCTTAAATGAGCTAACTGAAAATGAAGAGTATGCAATTAACAGCTATATTAGTTCGGAAGCCTATCGTATAAATGATAAGCTTAGAAATGATTATGATTTAGATGAGAAGGACTCGAAACTTCTTAAAGAATTAGATAGTGCTCTTAGCAAGATGGATAAGTTTGAAGGTGATTTAAATCGATCGTATACCTTTAGGTCACAAGAAGATTTAATAAATTTTGTTACTCCATTAAGAATTGGAGAGACTAGAAGATTTAAAGAATACATGTCAACTTCAATCGATGTTTATGATCCAGGTAATCAATTGCTCCTAATCATTAGAAATGCCAAAAAGGGTAGAAATATTAGTCAAATAAACGAAAATGAGCTTGAAGTCTTGTATGAAAGAGGAGCTACCTTTATAGTTATAGAAAGATACCGACTTGAAACAGGTGTCTTAGTAATTGAATTGGAGGAATTCCATGACTAAAAAATACAAACCTTATGAGCATCCAAGATGGAAAGATAACCCGATAAGTGAACATGTCGGTTTTGTTCCTGAACAACTTTCTAAAGAAGAACAGAAAGAGCGTGACTGTAAAGAAAAAGAGTTTATGGATGGCGTTAATGATCTTGCCAAAACACTTAAAAAAAATGATTAGGACCTGCTAATTTAGCTAGGTCTATTTTTGTGCTTTAAATTTGAAAGGTGGTGAGGGTATGGGAAAACAGAAAAAAGAAGCGGTTCAAGAAGCTGAATCAGCAAGTACAGTGGAGGTTAAGCCAGTTAAAGCTATAAAGACTCCACCAACTGAATTTATGGAGACTAAGCCAGCAATTCATATTGTAGATGAAGGAGAAACGCTTTATTCGATTGCTACAAAGCATGGCATAACTGTAGGATTGTTAAAGGAATTGAATTTCAATGACACAAATCCAAGCGTTTATGTTGGTCAACAATTAAAATTAATGGGATAGGGGGCTAAATCTGATGGGACGTGTTAACCTCTATGACAAAGCACTGATTGAAGATTTTAGCGAAACTGATGAGGGCTATCTTACTGTCAAAGCACCAATCACTAGACCTGGCGTGTTTCCTTATTTAACAAAAGATGGAGCTGTAGAAATGCAGGCAAAGCTACCAGAAGAGTTGTTTTCTGATAAAACAATTAAATCTGCAAATGCTAAACCAGTTACAGATGACCATCCACATGAGGCAGTTACTGCGAATAATTTCACAAAATACTCAAAAGGTATGACTCATACTGATGCAAGGGTTGAAAATAATACTTTAGTAGTGTCATTTACTGTCACAGATTCTGCTACAATTCAAAAAATTAAGGCTGGGAAACGTGAATTGTCAATTGGTTTTAGTGCTGATGTCAAAGACGAAAAAGGGAATTATAGCGGTATGAACTATGATTCTGTTCAAAGAAATATGCAAGTTAATCATCTAGCGATAGTTGATAAAGGCCGGGCGGGTCCAGAGGTTGCAATCCTCAATGATTCTGTCGATTTTGTCATGGATTCAAAAAAAAATAAACAAAATGGAGGTAATAAAATGCCACAAATTATTATTGATGGTTCCGAGTTTGAAGTAGACACAGCTGTTAAATCAAAATTTGACGCTTTATCTGCACAGGCAGATGCTGCTGAAACTAAAGCAAAAGGATTAGATGCTTTGCAGGGGGAACGTGATGCATTAAAAGAAAAATTAGATGCTAAAGAAGCTGAGATTACTGAGCTTAAGAAAAATCAAGTAAACGAAGACGAGATGGATACACGTGTTCAAGCACGGATTGAATTAGTTGAAAAAGCTAAACCTATTCTTGGTGATTCTTTTGAATTTACTGGTAAATCAGATCGTGTGGTTAAAGAAGCAGCTATCTTAGAAACAAAAAAAGATTTCAAGGCTGATGGGAAATCAGATGATTATATTGATGCGTTCTTTGACTCAATGACTGATCTAGTTGCTGAAAAAGGATTCACTCACGGAGTTAATTTTTCTGATGCTAAAGATAAAGAAAAGGCTGCAGATGAAGAAATTAATCAGAAGAAACAAAATCGCTTAAATATGAATAAGAAGGGAGAAAAATAATCATGACAATTCCATACCCACAAAAGTATATGGCTCCAGAGTTAGGTATTGGCAAGTTAGCTAACTATCAAAATACGCAAGCTGATTCCAAAGCGGTTGGTACGAATAGCATTAAATTTGGGCAAGCTGTTCAAGTTGCTGAAAGCATCGCAGCACCTTATACTACTGGTAATTTCTTTGGTGTTGCTCTTGCTAAGAATTATGTTGACGAAATCAAATTCAATGATGATAAAAAAACAGGAGAATATCGTCAAGGTGAGATGGTAGCAGTTTTACGAAAAGGATCTATCTGGGTTCAAGTAGATGAGGATGTCAAAGAAGGCGAGTACGCTAGCGTTAAGGCAACTGGTAACTTTGGTATTGTTTCTACAGCCGAAGACTCAGCAGATAAGCCTATTGGTATTTTTCAAACTAGTGCGCAAGAAGATGGCTTAGCAATTTTACAAATTAACTTACCTTAAAAAGGAGGAATAAATAAATGTCAAATCAACCAACAGCAACATTAGAAGCACGTGATTTACAAGCAATTGATAAAGTGCTTTATGAGGCACCGAAAGAGGAGCTTGTCGCACGATTAATTTTTAACATTAAAACAGATATTCATCCAGGTGCTGAAACATACGGTTATAACGTAATGACTCGTAGTGGTGCAGCCAAAATCATTGCTAATGGAGCAGATGATCTTCCACTTGTAGATACAGATTTACAAAGATTTCAACAACCGATTTATACAATTGCAGCTGGGATTAGAATTAGCGTTCAAGAATTACGTCAAGCGCAATTAGTAGGTCAATCTGTAGATGCTACTAAAACAGAAACAGCTCGACGTGCTATTGCCGAAAAAGAAAACAGTATTATTTTCACAGGTGATTCAAAAGTTAATGTTAAGGGAATTGCCAATGCTGATGGTATTCAAGTTGTTAACGTTGCAAAAACATGGAAAACAGCAACAAGTGATGAAATTGTGGAACAAGTACGAACTACTCGGGCAAAAATTACCGTTATTCCAGGGTATCGTACAGCATCGCTCAAAATGTTAGTATCGTCAACTCAATACGAAGAACTAAATCGTCGGTATAGCGATTTTGATTCACGTACAATCTTAAAAGTTATTGAAGAAAACCAATGGTTTGAGTCAATTATTCCTGTTTCTGATTTAGATAAAGCAGGTACAAATAAAACGGACTGCTTTATTATTATGGATACTCGTTCATCAACTTGTGAAATTTTATTGCCGATGGATGTTGTACGTTTTGAGCAAGAATGGGCTTATCCAAACTGGAAAGTACCATTTGAAGAGCGTTGTGGTGGTGCATTAATTCGTACACCTTATGCAATTGTTCGAGCAGACGGAATTTAAAAACAAGGAGGGAAAACATATGTTAGTACAAAATAAAGGGAAATATATTCGTCATTTTGGAAGTATTATGATTATTCCAGGAGGAAACGAATTAAACGAAGAACAGGAAAAAGAATTCTCAAAAGAAATGAAGCTTCCTTTAAATGCTGTCTTATTAGATAAAGAAATATATGTTGTAGGAGGGCTTAACACTTCAAGTTTTATTGATTTAAATAAAGAAGAAGCCTTAGAACTAATCAGTGATACGTTTGATCTAGCTTTGTTAAGTAAATTTGCTGAGGATGAAAAAGGCAAAGGAAATAAGGCTCGTAAATCTTTAATCAGTGCAATTGAAATTCAAATCGAATCAATTAAAAATCCTCCTGAAGACTCTGTTGTTAAAACGGAAGATTAGGAGGTTTTTAATATGTCTAAAACTACAGTTGATAAAGTAAAACTAACGGCCAAAGAAATAGTATCATTAAGTGATAGTGCAATAAGTCTTTTTATTGAAGATGCATTTTTAGATGTTCAAGAGCAAAATTTCCCATCAAATATTGAGGAAAAAGCAAATCGCTATTTAGCAGCACATTTGGCAATAATGAGTGATAAAAATGTCACTTCTGAAGCTGTAGGTTCATTAAAACGAGAATATAGTAGCAAGGATTCTAGTTTAAAAGGCCTTGAATTAACAGCATATGGTCAAGAATTTTTACGCTTAAAAAAAGAATATGTGCGGTCTGGAATAAGCTTGGTGGTGATCTAATGAAAGTGACTAATGATTTTTCAGGTATGAAACGAATTGAAAGTGAACTTGAAAAACTAAATAAAAAAAGTTTGCAAATTGGAATATTCGGTGAAGACGATTCTTTTATGGCTATGATTGCGGGTGTTAATGAATTTGGTGCTACAATCAGACCAAAAAAACAGTATCTTACAATTCCAACTCCTGAGGCTAAAGGCAGAAAAGCAAGAGATATACCTGGTCTTTTCAAACCTAAAGGTAAAAAGATTTTAGCAGTATCTGATGGAAACAAAGGACTAAAAGTTATGTTTTATCTTGTTAAAGAGGTGAACATTCCGGAGCGTTCTTTTTTAAGGTCAACTTTTGACGAAAAAGAGGGAGAATGGCAAGAATTCTTTGCGAATCAAATTGATAGTTTGATTTCAGGAAGTGCAACAGCCAACTCAATTTATAGTCAGTTAGGTGCTAGGATAGCTAGCGATATTCAGAAGAAAATAAAAGAAACTTCAAGTCCTTCAAATGCTCCAGCTACAATTGCTAACAAAGGTGTAGATAACCCTTTAATTAATACTGGTAGATTAAGGCAATCAGTTACTTGGAAGGTTGTGGACTAATGGAAAAAATGGATTTTCTATCTCTTCTAAGTTCATTTGGAGTGCCAATTTCAATCCATTTAAAAGCTGAGGAAGAAGGGAATTGGATAAGTGGGGAATGGGTAAAAAGTGACAATGAATCCATATTAGAAGTAGAAGAACCCTTTATCCCATCATCGTTAGCTACTCAGCTGCCGTTCTCTACAAATTATGGAGAAGGTGGGTATTTTGAAAAGTATGAAATGATATGGTTTTCTTCTCAAAAAGTACCTCTAAAAACTATTGTCACTCATAATAATTTGAATTATTCAGTTGAACATGCAATTGATTATAAAGATTATTCAAATGTGACTCAGTATGGATGTAGGGCGGTGGAACAATTTGGTAACAGGAAAATATGATTATAAACACCTAGCTGATACTTTAATTAATGTTGTTGCTAGTACAAGTAATCTAAAAATGATTGAAAGTAACTCGTCAGGTCCTCAACCAGACTATCCTTTTTGGACATATACAATAATTTCTCCATATCTTTCTATCACGAGTGATATCGTCACTGGAGAGCAATTTGAGGTAGTTATTTCGTTAACATGTCATGCGATGTCAAGTCTAGAGGTCTTAAATCAAGCTATGAATCTTAACAAGGATTTTAGATCGTTTGAGATATTAAATTATCTCAAACAAACTGGAATTACTTTAGTGGAACTATCAAATACAACAAAACGTGATAATTTTATTTCTATTGATTATGAGCGATTGTCAGGCTTTGATATGCGATTAAGAGTAAGAGATTCATATGTAGATGATGTTGAAATGATTGATAATATAGAATTATAGGAGGGAATAAAATAATGGTAGAAGCAATTACAGATGTAACAGTATCCATTAATGTTCAACAACCACAACCTAAAATTGGTTTAGGTATTCCAGCTATTTTCGCTGTTGGGATTGAACAAACGTTTAAAGAATATTCTAGTTTGGATGGGTTGGTTAAAGACTTTGGGGAAAATACCACAGTTTATAAAAAAGCTAAAGCAGTGTTTGCCCAAGTAAATATGCCTAAAAATATCGTTGTTATCACCTTTAAGGAAGAAGATTCTGCACCAGATCGTCTTGGAACTTCTGGTAATATTGTAAAAGCAGCTGAGGAATACTTTTTTGAAAATTGGCATTTTGCTTTACTTGCAGAATTTGAATCAGATACTGGCTTAGCATTAAGCAATTTTATCGAAGAACAAAAATTCAAATTTTTAGTATTACAAGTTGCTAAAGCAAGTGATTTAACACCTTTTGCTAAAAATTCGCTGACTATTGGATTGGTCCATACTCTAGCAGATGAATATTTGGATGCTGCGTTAATTGGGAATACTGCTAATTTAACTGTTGGATCCGTAACATGGAAGGGACGTCCGAATTTAATTGGAATTACAGCGCAAAAATTAATGGTTTCAAACCTTGAAGAAATTCATAAAGCTGGTGGTTTAGCCTATGTTGAAAAAGCTGGAATCCCGCAAACTTCAGAAGGTAAAACGATTAGTGGTGAATTTATTGACTCACTTCATGGAGATCATTGGATTAAATCAAATATTGAATCGCGTTTACAACGTCTTTTATCTAATACTGATAAAATTACTTTTGATTCAAATGGTATTGCGTTACTTCGTAATGAATTAACAACAGTATTCGAGGAAGCATTCAGTAATGGTATTATTGATGTTGTCGATGAAACCGGAAATGGAAATTACTCAATTACAGCATTACAACGTACTGATTTAAAACCAGAAGATATTGCAGCACGAAATTATAAAGGACTTTCATTCACTTATAAACGTTCTGGAGCAATCCATTCTGTTGATGTAAGTGGAACAATTGAAGTTTAAAAAAGGAGGAAATTAATCTATGGAAGATATGTTAACCTATGATGCCCGTGCGGTATCAATAATTGTAGATAGTATTAATCTGTTTGGATTTGGTGACGGAGATATGGTTACCTGTTCGAAAGATGCTAATAATGCTGAAATCAAAGTCGATGCACAAGGCCAAGCATCAGCTGCTATTAATAATGATAATTTAGGAACGATTAAAATTGAGTTGGCTCAAACATCTCCTTGTTACCCTAAAATGATGGCAATTGCTAACGAGAAGAAAATTGTTCCGGTTCGAGTAGTCAATGGAACAGAAGTCATTGGTGGGTCTAAAGCGATCATTGAGAAGCTACCGGATGCTGGATTTGGCAAGTCAGTTGGTGCTCGTTCATTCAGTTTTAAAGTCTTAGATTATAAGCATACAGTAGATTAAGCACTCCCTTAAAAGAGTGCTTTTTTATGTGATTAAAAATTAGGAGGAAAATATCATGACAGAAAAAACTAAAACAATTAAAGCGGTAGAAGCTAAAAATTCAATTCCCGAGGAAGAAAAAACACCACTTAAAAAATTTGGTAAACAAGAAACAGTTACAGTTGAAGGTGTGGAATATAAGTTTCAGTTCCCTGGTATTCGCAAGGCGCAACAAATTCTTGATGGGTCAAAAATGTTAAACGGTATCATCAGTGATGAAGCCTATAATCATCAGTTGATGGAAATTGTTATCATTGAACCAAAAACGAATTGGGATTATTGGGATGAAAATGCTGGATATCGTGAGGTTATGGCATTAGCTGATAACTTTCTTGGGAGATTGTTCAACTAGTCCTGACAGCCGGAAAATTGAGAGAGAAGTCAATAAAGATTATGGTTATTGGCTTCCTGTAATTGCAGGTATAGCAAATAAAGAAGAAATAGAAGTCGCTACAGCTAAAGAATTAGCTATTTATAATCAAGTAGCAATTGAAAAAATAAAACTAATGAGAGGTGGTATGTAATATGTCTGGAGCATTAAGAAAAACAGTTATTGAGATTGATTGGAAAATTAATAATGATGGATTACATCAAGCTAATACAGAAACAGATCGTTTAATTGAACAGGCTGGAAAAGCCGAACAATCATACAGAAGAACTGATTCTAGCATTGATTCTGCCACCTCGTCATTACGCACAATGAATAATACGACGCGTACTGGAACTAGCAATGTTGTAGAGTTAGCAAGCCGTACGCGTTCTACATATAATGGCGCGAGGGATTCTATTCGAGATACAACGCGAGAATTAGATAACCAAGATAGAGAAATTCAAGATAATACAAGAAATATTCGCTCATTTGGTACTACGGCAAGAACTGCTTTAGCACAAGCAGGACAAGGTGCAGAAACTGCTAAAAATAAATTAAGTAGTGTTGGAGATTCATTAGATAAAGTAAATTCAAAAATCAACAATGGATTTAAAACAGTTGCTAGGACATCAGCTGTCGCAGGTGCAGCATTAGTAGCTGTAGGAAGTTATGCTTTTAATGCTGCTTCTGATACGAATGAGTCACTAAATAAAGTTGAAGTGGCATTTGATGATAATGCGAATACGGTTAAAAAATGGTCTGAAACTACGTTAGATAAAATCGGTTTAGCAAAGGGGACTGCACTTGATTTAGCAGCCACGTTTGGCGATATGTCAACATCAATGGGCATAAATACAGGAGAAGCTGCTAAAATGTCAACTGGCATGGTTGATTTGGCAGGAGATTTAGCTTCATTTAAAAATATTGATATAGATAGAGCTTATACAGCTTTAAATGGAGTATTTACTGGTGAGACTGAGGCTTTGAAATCATTAGGAATTGTAATGACTCAGACTAATTTACAACAATTTGCAGTTTCAAGTGGTGCTGTGCAGAATGCTACAGATAGTGCAGCTGCTGAAAAAGGAGCAATTGCTAGAGAAAAAGCTCAAAAAACATTAAATAATGCAATTGCTAAACATGGAGAGAATTCGTTAGAAGCTCGTGATGCTCAGATGAAGTTGCAGGAAGTAGAAAAAGCTGCAAATGCTACAGCTGATGTCTCACTTGCGAAATTATCACAAGCTGAGTTAGTTCGCTTGCGTTACAATTACGTTCTAGATAAAACAAAAAATGCTCAAGGTGATTTTGCGAATACGAGTGATCAAGCCGCTAATGCTACTCGCGTGTTTAGCGAATCGGTAAAAGAACTTGCCAGTGATGCAGGTCAGCATTTATTGCCAATATTTACACCATTAATAATTAAAGCATCTGATTTTGTAAAAAAAGCTGATTTTATACCAGAGATGTTTGAAAAAATCGGAAAAGCTTCAGTGCCTGCAATGGAAATGACGAGTAAATATTTTGGCTTAGCTAAGGATTATTTTGTTGATGAGCTTATACCAACAGCGAAAGCTGCTGGTGAGGCATTAGGACCAGGGATTGCAGAAGGATTAAAAACGACAGGTGAAATCATTCGAGGAACTATTGATAACGTTGTGAAACCGGCAATATCTTTTATCAGAGATTTTTCAGAAGAACATCCTGGAATGATGAAAAAGATAAGCAAGTGGGCGACTTTCGGGATTGCGGGTTTGCTTGGATTTAGTGCAGTTAGTAAACCCATATTTGGAGCAACAACAAAAGTTTTAGGTTTAGTTGCAATGTTAAAGAAAATAGGACCGGCTAGTACAGCGGCAGCAGTTCAAACTTCTGCTTCAATGAATGTTATCGGACAGTCAGCTTCATCAGCAACAACTAGACAAGGTATTGCTACTGCTACTGGTAGTGTAGGAACGCGAGCAGGTGCAAGTACTGGACGTTTTGGACGTATTGGTAATGCTTTATTTGGAGTCGGAAGAGGAACAACTACTGCAGTGGCAGATGTTGGAGCTCGTACTGCTGCTAGAACTGCAAGTTCAGGAATATTATCTAAAGGACTTGGTGCTTTAAAAGGAGTAGGGAAAGCTATTCCGGGTATTTCTTTGTTAGGTGCTGGATTAAATTTAGTTGGTACAAATAAAAAGAATGTTGGCGAAAAAGTTGGTGGTTCTGGCGGAATGCTTGCTGGGGGAGCTGCTGGAGCAGCAATAGGAACAGCCATATTCCCAGGAATAGGTACAGCAATCGGGGGAATAATTGGTACAGCAGCAGGATCATCATTCGGGCAAAAATTCGGACAATTTATTCAAAAAAATTGGAAATCAATTACAAAAACAACTAGCGATTTATGGGAATCCGCTAAAGACAATAAAACTTTTGGTAAATATTTCAAAAATGC